CGTTCTGTCTCACATACCCCGAACCCCGCCCACTGAGCGTGATCGATTGGACATTGCCTGCGGCATTCACGTTAGCGGTGACGTTTGCCCCTGTACCTGATCCTGTCACCTGAATAATCGTGTTGGTATTTGAATATCCGTTACCTCGTGTCGTCAAGATCGCTTGTGAGATTGCCCCCGCGACCAGGTTGTTAGCAAACCCAAAGTATGCCTCAGTTTGGGTCAAAGGAACAGGCATCCAAGCTGTCGTGAGGAACTTGCTCGCACTAGGCACCTTGTACATGTACTTCCAGGTATAGCCGTCACCGGGTGACGTGAATCCGTTCGCACTTGTGTAGTTATTGGCTGGCTCAATGGTGGAGTAGGCTCCGTTGGCATTGTCCAAGCACTTGTAGACGTTACCGCCACTTGCATAGACAAACATCGAATTCGTTGAAGAAAATTGCGTATTGCTTGTATCGTCGTAGGCAGTCCAAACCGTGTTGGCAACCCAATTGCGTCGGGGTATGACTAGGTAGACATCGTTCCCGGTGATTTTCTTTCCACCCAGAAAATTGTTATAGGTGTCAAACAGTGCGTTTTCGGTATCGTAGATCGCCGGAGGGGTATCGTTGGCATCCCACGGAAGACTTCTACCCAACATGACATAACCCACCGCAGCATCGTTCGCTGTGGTGACTAAACTATCATAGAACGTGAACGCTCGTTCGTAGCCGAGGCGTCTAGAGACATTTGAAAAATTGTTCGCCATAAGTTTCCTTATCCAATTGTCTATTTATGTGTTCGCGCTAGAGGCTTGGAACGTATTGGCTACGTTGGCAGAGAGGCTGCTGTCGCCAGGAATATCAGACTCCACTACATACTCACCCCACAAAGCCACACCCGCAGGATGCACGAGGTCTTTTAGGATCGTCTTGTACTTAGTCAATTCAGTCTGTGAACGTACCACATAGGAAAATGTGGTGTAATAGTCCTTATTTTGGAGTTTCTGATCGGAACTCAAGAATCCCTCAGTCGTTTGATATCGACCTGCCCCCTGGAAAAGATTGCTCAACATCACCGCCACGGCATTCGCTCGACCATTGCCACTTGAGGCAAGATTGATCGTCGGCCGTGTCTGATACCCGTAACCGTGATTGGTGATTCGAATGGTCTTGATTTTGCCTACAGGTTCCTTGGTTTGTGGTTCCAAGAGGAAGGAGGCGCCTCCTGAGAGGACCAACTCTGCACGAATATCCGCGCCTGTCGCTGCTGGATTATTCGAAATGACAAGGACTGTCGGCATACTGTCCTGCCGATAGTTCATTCCTCCAATGAAGTACCGTCCATAGATACCCATGCGACGGCCGGTAGACGTGCGCGTGAAGGCAGTATTGACGGTCAAGTGAGTCGTGTTGATGATCGTGCTCACATAACTGGATTCTGAGTTGATCTCAATATGATCGTTTGCCATCAGTTCTGTGGTAAAGAAGGTTCCGATTCCAACGACCTGGACGTTCGAGACTGCGGTATTCACTGATACCGTACCGGTCACTCGTGAGGGACGAAAGTTCGCGGTTTTGATACCTGAATTCGCACTATGGACACTGGTGACTTCGGCCGCGGCGCCAATACCAAGTCCCACGCCTGGAATATTTTCAAATGTTACTTCGTCACCTACCTGATAATTCACTCCGCCGCTGGCGACATTCATCTTCCCAATAATTCCAAAATAATTCAAAGGCACATTCGCTACGGCGACATTGCCATTGGCGGTGATGCCGGTAACTACCACGATAGGGCTATCAATATTCAATGTAGGAGCAGGATTGAAGACTGTCGTGCTACTGGTGATGGTGACCGTGGAGATTGGTCCTACTCGTTCAATCGGTTGTTTTCCTAGAATGAAATCGGTGAATGCCATCGACATGATCGTATTGACGTTCTCAGAAAGTCCTGGGGTAAAGTAGTAATTCGGGTCCGACATGACTGTGTTCGCCCAGAGGTTGAGCGTATCCTGATTGATCGGATAGGAATTCGGATGCACGGCTTCTGAGGTATCCACGGACAACACGAAGACATTCAACCCAGTATTCGGGGTCGATGTAATATAACAGGCTTGTCCTGGTTGATATCCCGCGCCGCCTTGCACCACGGTGATGTTAGAAATCAATGCTGAGTAAATGGCATCCACAATGGCAGTGGCAGTATTCGCGGGAAACCCGCCGCTGACGATAACAGGATCGCCGACATTGTACCCCAATCCCCCATCGGTCAGTGTGATCGAAGACAAATATGATTGCAAGCGCCCGTAGATATCCACGTAGGATTGAGTGTCTGTGTCATACACCCATCGTCCCTTGACAATTTCAAATTGGGTAAAGGTTCCCAAAGGAGAGGACACCGCAAGGTCCAATTGGGTGATTGTGTCTGCGATAATCTCTTGGAGCGTTTCGCTGACCACAGAGGCACCAGAAGTTTGTCCCACGAAACGCACGACGATAGTATTGGTATCAAACACATCAGTCAATTCGTTACCCGCGTAGGTCACTTTGAGTTCGACTCCCGCGGCCGGTGCGATATCGAAAATTATGTACGGCTCATTGGGGGAATGTCGGTATCCTGTAGACTGCAAGACACTGTTGAGGTACACGGCTGGAGTCGCACTCAACGAAGTGTCTAGAGCGCGGAAGCGAGTTGTGGTACCATCGCCATATTGAATCGTCCAGAGGGTCGGGTCAAGGCGCAAGGATGGGGTTGGAGTCCACCCGCTTGAGGACGCTCGCAAGACGCTGGTTTTTGGATAGAACATATCGATATTTTGATTGTACAGCAAACGAAACAGTAACTTGACGGCTTTGGCGGTACCCTTGGAACGATAAAATTCTTTCGCGTGTTGAATGAAGAACGTAGGATTGCTCAACCGATCTGGTGGAAACAGTGGCAAAAATTGTGTAGTGAAATACTGGATGAACCCATCGAGAGTTCGATCCAAGTCCATGTAGTCGGGGATACTTTTGCTTAGATCGATAGCATTACCGGTCTGATCCATCCATTCATAATAACTTTCCACAAATTCAGAAAATGTGTCAAAGTCACTTCTGATGAATTCCGGTAATTGCTGTCTGACCAACAATGATATTGTATTAGCCATAGTGGTTATCTAACAATCACAGAAATGTTAATGGCACTAGCATCGTCAGAATCAAGCAGTAACAGTTGGTTCTGCTGTGTTTCGATGATGGACGCTTCAGGCTCCACACTGATTCGGATATCCTCGCTATCCGTCAAGGATTCAATGACTGTCAAATCACGTATCACCAATTCACCCTTGAAGTAATCCACGGTGCCCACGGTTGGATTGATGTCTACCTTTTCAGAATTCGAGTTATAATAGAAAGTACGCAGCGTACCATACTTGGATTGCACGACCGCAGACGCTTCACCTGCTTGGCCACCCCCACCTGAAATGGTGATAAGGGCAGAGGTGTATGAGGTGCCACGCTTCATGACTGTGATAGTATCTATACGTCCATTCACGATGGTAGCTACTGCTTCCGACCCTGTGCCATCACCCGTCACGGTCACGACAGGAGCCTCGATATATCCGTATCCAGGGTTCGTGATGGAAATAGAATCAACCCCGGTTGACGAATTAAAGACTTCTTCGATATACGCAGTACGCAGGACATTCGACGCATCATACACGGTGAATGCGGTGGACTTCAATGCTCGTTGAATAGGTGCGTGATGTAACTCAGTCGCAAAACTGACCGTATAGGTGGTGCGTACATTGAGTGTGGGGATAATGCGCTTTTCCAAACGTACTGTAGTGTCTGATCCAATAATTGCCGTCAATGAATCGTCGATAGCACGTCCAAATTTAGAAATCACGAAGATCGCCCCAAATTGATTGAATGTCAAGTCTGTATAATTGATGATTGCGGTACGAACCGTATCGGCGACCTGTGCGGCGGTCAAGAGCGTCAACTTCCCATCCACTTCTACGGTGGTATCAAACTTGAGATACACATAATCAGGATCGACCAACTCAGGCGTGATGGTGAGGATCGAAATAGGACCCAGGATTTCTGTCGCAATTCTGACCTTCTCAGCGTCATTGATAATCACGCCTTCCTTTGGCGCAATGCTGACAAAAACTTTCCCGTAGACAGGGGGAATGTTATCTTCTCCTCCCCATACAAAGATGCTCTGAATGTCGGGGTAGAGTTGCTTCAACAACGATTCATAATCCTTCTGAGTCACCGCGCGGCCCTGTGAGGTATAGGCAAGAGGTGCATTGCGACGAATGGAGTCATCAGCTTCTCGTTCTGCACCACCAGAGGCAGAGGAGACTGAAGCCACCGTCACATTGGAGAATCCTCCAATTGATCCTGTCGCAAAGGAATTGGCTTTGTTGGCATCAATCCCTGTGGTGGACAGATAACTAGCAATCACAATGTTGCCATTCGCAAGTGCCTTAGATATCGCACCATCCCCGAAGGTCAATTGATACTTGTTACTCACGGTCGGGCTGAGATAATACACCGCGGTGTTGGCATCCGAATCCGTGATGTCTGCGGATAACGCATAGACCAGAGAGGAGGTATTGAGACTGGATTCTTGCACTGTGACTAAAAGCGTACTGGTATCGATATCATCATTAGGTAATTCAAATTGCGAAGCGGGATTGCTCAATGCGCTGTAGGTGAAGGTCACCACCTGTGGAGTGCCGGATTTGATCTCCAATAACGGAAAGGTGAACAAGCCGTTCTCTTTGTAGACTGATGCAGCCGATGTGGTGACAAAGGTATAGTTGACCCCATCGATGGCCTGGGATTGAAACTCTGTAAATCGATCCATCGTGAGCAGCGATTGGGTGTTACCACCAGGAGGGGTCACCGCCACATTGACAATGGCCGTTGCGGCCCTGCGGCTGACGGGTGTGTAATTCAAGGACTTGGAGTGTGACAACAGAGAATTGCGAACTTGTGCTGAATCGATGAACAATTCGTTTGCCATCATGTTCATATAGAACGCATTGTAATACGTATTGAACGCAAGCAAGTTGACAAGAATCGCCAATGAAGATCCTTCAAAGTTGTAGTCCAAAAAGGTGGACTGGGTATTCAAGAAGGTCTTGAGATTCTGTTTGATCGTTTCAAACTCTAAATCGGCGATAACTAATTTCTCTGCCATGTTGCGGTTCCTTTATCTGACACGTCTAAGAATAAGATCGATATTCAATGGGTTTGCAGAGGAGTTGATGAAGACTCTCAGTTTGATATCATACAGGTTATTATCTTCATCGGGCGTCACCACTACCGACTGGATCGTGCAGCGAGGTTCAAAGTTCTCAATCGTTTCGGTAATGAATCGATTGAGGTCACGCGCAGTGAAATCACTGACATTCTCAAACAACAGTTTGCGAATATTACATCCAATCTCAGGATGAAAAGGCACCTCGTAGTGATTCAGTTGCAAGAGATTCTTGATCGCTGCTACCACCGAGTCGGCATTCGTCTTCAGCACCAAGTCCTTTCGGACAGGGTGGATCGTGAAATCGAGCGAAAAGTCTTGGTAGATAGTCGGTGTTGCCATATGTTCCTATTTATGCGTTATTGTTTGGCGATTGGCTTACTCAGGACATCTAACACGCCACCAGGATTCGTATTCTTGATCGTGTCCAAGACGAAATGAGCACAGGGGTTCTGGTCTAGGGCTTCCAGAGTCAGTGCCACAGCGGCACTTTGTAATTGATTGATACAATTTTGAAGGAATTGGCTGTCTTTATCCATGATGCCTCTGATGAGGTTGGAGACACCAACGATAGTATTGGTGACATCTGCTACAGTCGCCGCCCCTCGTTCGATTCGTGAGAGCAAACCTTCTATGGTTGCCAGATGAGTATTAAACGCATCCTGAGAGAACAAGCCCGTGGCACCACCAATTACAGGCAGGCATCCACTTCCTGCCTGTAACAGAGTGGTCATTGTCTGCATTTGTGTACCGATAGCCATAATCTGTTGTAACCCTGGGGCTTGGATACCTTGACTCTTGAGTAACCCCGAAA